GTGTGTTATGTGATGACGTTGGAGGAACACATTGAGGAGGTAAAGAATTTGTGTGTACGCGGGGAGACTGGCGACATGAAGCCTGCGGAGGCACTGAATAAGATAAAGAAAATCCTATGAAAAAAACACTGGTAACGATGGGCTTGCTGGCGGCTACGGTAGTGGCAGCGGCGGAGCGGCATGTGCCTGAATACTTGAATCGCATTAGCGTGACGGTACGGGCAGAGATGGACTACTCCAAGTCGGAGGGGTCGGGGAACTTGTTTGTCCGCAAGGTGGACGGCAAGGATGTGTGGTTCTGCTGGAGTGCGGGCCATGTGGTAGCGGATTTGCGCAAGGTGGAGGAGCGCATAGTGGGTGGCAAGCCTACCAAGCACATTACCTTTGAGAACCCGAAGTTGGTGCGTGAGTTGCGCAACAAGGATGGGCGGCGCACGGGTGAGGTGGTGGTGGATGCGAAGATTATTCGCTACTCCCCTGCCAACAAGCATGACCTGTGTTTGATGCTGGTGTTGTCGGAGGACTTTAAGGCGGAAGCCTCGGTGGAGTTTCTGCCGAAGGATGCGCCTTTGACTCGCGTGGGAGCGCACCTGTGGCATTGCGGCAGCTTGCTTGGCAGTGGGCGCAATGGTGAGGGCAGCGGGCACAACAGCATTACTGATGGTGTGTTGAGTGCGCATGGGCGTTTGTTGTTCAAGCAGCCTTTTTGCCAGACTACGGCTCCGGCGTATCCGGGCAGCAGTGGTGGTGTGATTGCCAACGACAAGGGGCAGTACATTGGCATGTTGGTGCGTGGTGCGGGCAGTGACTTCAACCTGTGTGTGCCGGTGGCGCGTATGTGGAAGTGGTCAGCGGAGAACAAGGTGGAGTGGGCGATGAACCCGAACCTGCCCATCACCAAGGCAGAGATTGACAAGCTGCCTATTGAGGGGCCAGCGGAGTCTGGCGACAAGAGTGATGATGGCAAGCACAAGGATTATCCGTTTCAGATTCGCGTGGAGAAGCTGAAACCCTTTGAAAAGTAATGGCGATTACCGAACCAACCCCGCATCCTTTTTGGGTGGCCCCGACACGGGAGCAATGCTTGGCGCAGGCTGAGTCGATTGATCCTGAGACGGGTGAAAAGTACGGTATTGATAGGGTCTTGCGCGACCTTGAGCAGCGGGAGTACCAGCTAGAGATGGCGCGTAAGGAGCCGTACAGTTGCGGGGTAGGTATTCGCCCATGTGCGCCCGACAGTGAGTTGGATCATTGGGTGCGGGCGGAGAAGTTATTGGAGAACCATGATCGTTTGGCAGTGAGTGGTGGCAACCGCAGTGGCAAGACTGCTTTTGCGAGCAAGTATCTGGTACGCACGATGGTGGAGAAGCCCGGTGCGCGGGTGGTGGCTTTTTCGATGACCAGTCAGAGTAGCATTCGTGACCAGCAACCTGCGGTCTTCAACATGTTACCGAGTCAGTGGCGCAAGCCGAAGAAGACCAAGACGACCAATGTGAGTTACACGGTCAAGAACGGTTTCAGCGAAGCGACCTTCATCCTGCCCAACGGTTCGCAGTGTTGGTTCAACCATTACTCGCAGCAGCCGGACATATTGGAGGGTATGGAGGCTGACTTGATTTGGTTTGATGAGTTGGTGCCGTATAGCTGGGTGGAGACGGCGCAGTTTCGTTTGGTGACGCGCAAGGGGAAGATGTTGATAACGGCCACGCCTATCACGGGTTGGACGAACACGTTGGCGGCGTTCCAGAGTGGGTGCCGCTTCACGGCCTTTCGGGAGGCGTTGATGTTGGAGCCGGACAAGGTGCATGTGCCGGGGGTGCTGGCGGGGCACATGCCGTATGTGGCGAAGTGTTTGCGGGATGACTCAGCGATGGTGTGGTTTCACACTGACCAGAATCCTTTCCAGCCGCAGGACAGCATGCAGAAGGCGTTGGAGAAGGAGAGCAGTGTCCAGAAGAAGGTGCGTTTCTATGGGTGGTGTGAGAAGACCAGCGGCAACTATTTCCCCAAGTTCAGCAAGGTGCATGTGGTGGAGCCGGAGGACATTCCTGCGGAGGGCACAAACTACATGGTGACTGATCCGGCGGGTAGCCGCATGTGGGCTACTTTGTGGCTACGGGTGGATGAGTCTGGGCGCATGTATGTGTATCGGGAGTTCCCCAATCGCCGTGACTATGGTGAGTGGGCGTTACCCGGAGACAAGCCCGGTGGGGTGAAAGGCCCAGCGCAGGAGGGGCAAGGTTGGGGGCCGGAAAGTTATGTGGAAGAGTTCCGCAGGCTGGAAGGTGATGAAGATATTTATTGGCGTTTGATTGACCCGCGAGCCGGTGGCAGTCCTGCGGCGATCCGCGATGGGGCATCGTTGGTGGATGTGTTGCGGGATGATTGCGACATGGACTTTGAGCAGGCCAGTGGCGTTCACATTGAGCAGGGCATTGCGTTGATTAACGAGGTGTTGGATTACGACACGGAGCAGAGCTTATCGGTGGTGAACGAGCCGAAGCTGTATATTAGCAGTGAGTGCGGCAACTTGATTGATTGCATGAAGGAGGCAACGCCTGCGGGTGGTGAGAAGAATGCGTACAAGGACATGATTGACTGTATGCGGTACTTGATGCTGTTCCGTCCAGAGCATGTGACGGACACCAGTTTTGCTGCGGTTGGAGGAGGGAGCTATTGATTATGGTTATTGAAGAATACCCCCCGTTGTTGACCCGCTCGCAAGCGGCTGAGTTGACGGGGTTGAGTGCAAAATATTTGGACAAATTGAGGCTAAACAATGCGGTGCGCGTCTATACCTTGGTGGGTGGATCGCAGCATCGTTTCTATCGGGACGAACTGTTGGAACACGTTGGCCTAAAGGAGAATAGAAATGGAGAACACTGACGCATTAGCGAAACACACGGGAGGGCCGGATGTTCCTGAGTTGATACAGGAGTTTCGGCGGAGCATGGACGAGGGCTTTACCCTTGAGCGTACCAGTGCGGCTGACAAGGCCCGCTATATGCGATGGGATGGGCAGAGCGACGATGGCAAGAAGCATGACGCCAACTTGCCGGAGGGGAACCAAGCGTTTCCTTGGGATGGAGCGAGCGACACGCGCATTCCGTTGGTGGACAGTATCATCAACGACTGCGTGGACATGTTGACAACCTCTGCCAGTCGCTCGCAGTTATCGGTGAGTGGCACGGAAGTGGGCGACCTTGAACCGGCTGGGGCAGCGACAACTCTAATGAACTGGGTGCGCAACAACATGCACAACACACTGGGAAGTGAGAGTGAGTTGTTGGGGCAGTACATGATGTCCTATGGATGGAGTGCGGCGTTTGTGGGTTGGGAGCAGCAGAGTGCGTTGAAGACGCAGACGTTGACCTTGGAAGAGGTTCATGCGATGGCGGCACAGTCTGCGCCGGACTCACTGATGGCTTCCCTGCCGGGGATGATTAACGAACCGGAACGTGAGAGTGAAGTTGCGGGAGTGGTGCAGGACTATGTTCCGGGCATGAAGAAGTGGGCAGCACGCAAGGTGGTGAAGGACTTGCGCGAGACTGGGCAGGCGGAGTTTCCGGTGCCCTACATCTGTCGCAACGCTCCCAGTGTGACGGCGTTGAAGCCTTATGATGATGTGTTGTTTCCGCCGGAGACGATTGACTTGCAGAAGGCGCGGGTGATCTTCCGCAGACAATTCATGTCCGAGGTGGAGCTACGCGCCAAGGTGACTGACGAGGGTTGGGATGCCTCCTTTGTTGATGAAGCTGTGCAGACGGCAGGCAAGAGCTTGGGGATCAATGATGTGAGTCGTGCGCTCAGTGCGTTGACGGACAGCACTATTGAGCGGCGGGATAACTTGGTGGAAATTGTATGGGCTTATACGCGCCAGTTGGACAGCAATGGCGTGCCCGGTATCTGGTACACCATCTTCTGCCCGCTACTTTCCAACAACGAGGGAGAGCCTAGTTTGTTTGCGAAGCATGAGATGCTGGATTACGCGCACAACGAGTATCCGTTTGTGTTGTTCCGCAGGGAGCATGTGGCGCGGCGGGTTACGGAGAGCCGTGGTGTTTCTGAGATTGCCCGCACATGGCAGCAGGAGATCAAGGCGCAGCGGGACAGCGTGTTTGACTCGACCAGCTTCGAGACTCTGCCGCCCATCCAGGTGAGCAAACGCTTGGGCTTGGCAAACAAGATTGGCCCTGCGGTGCAGTTGCCGGTGACACGCGCTGGAGACTATCAATTCCTGCAACCGCCGAGTCGCCCACCGCAGACTGCCTTTAGTGTTATGGACGCGGTGCGTCAACAGGCTGACGAATACTTTGGTCGGCCCAACGCGCAAATCCCGCAAGTGGTAACGCAGTTGAAGCAGCAGCGCATGGTGAACCAATGGTTGCGTGGATGGACTGAGGTGTTCCGCCAAGTGTTCCGTTTGTGCATCCAATACTATTCACTGGAAGAACTGGTGCGAGTTACCAGTGCGCAGGCGGCACAGGTGATTAGCCATGACGCAGCGCGTTATGACTTCGTGTTGAAGTTCAACGTGGCGGAACTGGACAGCGACTTGGTGAAGTCGAAGCTCGATGCGATCAGCACGATTGCCACCACGCTGGATGCGGCTGGGCGTATTGACAAAGTAAAACTGGTGGACAAGGCGTTGCGTGCGGTGGCCCCGGAAGCGGCGGATGAGATGCTGGTGGACGAGGCAGCGGCTTCGCAGAAGATGTACAACGATGTGAAGCGCGACATTGCGCAGATGTTGTTGGGCTTTGAAGCGAGCTATGCGGATGCGAGCAACGATCCTGCTGCGGGCAGTAAGATGCAGATGGCGCAGGAGATAGCTGGCAGCAACCCAAGAGTGCAGCAAGCGATGGAGGGCGACGAGATGTTCCAGCAGTTAATGAAGCGGTACATGGAGAACCTGCAAATGGGTGTAATGCAGCAGCAGAACAAGCAGATAGGTCGCATTGGCACCAAGCCGATGCAGGCGGGTTAAGCTATGAACGAAGTAAACTGGAACGCCTTCCAATGGGATGGGCACAACGAATTGTGGGAAGAGGTGCTGGCTCAACTGGACGCCTTCCACGTTGCAGAAGTAGAGGTGTTGACTTCGCCGGACTTATCGGCGGAGCAACGCCACTACG